TTTAACGAAAACCTGGGGCGCTTGTTTTCCCTCTAAAACCCCCCATGCCGTAACTTGACCGATATGGTTTCCGGCCTTAATTTTTTCTTCATTTGGATTTTCAATTTGTGGCGCCATTGCCTACCTTCCTTTGTAATTTTGTTAATATTTCTTCCAGTTTTGGAACATTGTTTTTAAATTTATCTAACGTTTCGGAAACAGTATTATAAAAAACCTCGTCGTCGATTTTCTCCATTAGTTCCCAAATCTTAGTTAATAATTCTTGCGACTTTTCAGTTTCGGAACGTAACGCCCTGGATGAAAAGTCGTCCCATGATAATGGCATTTCAAGCGGTAGCCCGTAACGGTTTTTCGCATCAAACGCGGGGCGGGTTTCTGTGTATAAAACTCGGGTTCCGTCGCCGAGCGCGGTTACCTTTTTTGTTGCGGTATCTTTTGTTGTTACAACTTCATTTTTTGCAAATAAAAGCGCGTCCATTGATTCCGTTATAAAGTCGCTTGCTTTTCGATGTAACTTTAACTCGTAACGGTCGTAACTCTCCCCAACAACCGGGTCGTCCATTCGTTTAACATGCGAATGCGCAATTAGTATTATATTCATCCCGTTATTTCGGAGTTGTCTCAAATTAAATAAAAATTGATCCCAATACTCAAGGGCGAAAATATACCCTTTCGCAAAACCGATACCCTCGATTGATTTTTTATTATGATCGGAAGCGACTATTGTATGAATCATTTTTTCAAAATGATCTATTGAATCAATAACGACGGTTTTAAAATCATGGGCCGTTTTGTCGCGTAACTCATAGAGGGCATCTAGCATCTCTTTAAAGTTTTTTATTTCAACTCTCGACGTATCAATAAAATCCGCGCCCCCGTCCTCGGTAACGAGGAAAATTGGATTTGGAGAGTTTGAAGCGAACGTTGTTTTCCCAACCCCCGCCGGGCCATGTATTCCAATGAAAAACGGCCTTTGCTTAATACCTTTTGTTACCCTTTGTAAAATGCTCATTAATTCAATTCCTCTATTAGGTTTTTAACCTTTTCCCGGGCAAGTTCCGGGATATGGTTGTTATTAATCCAATGCGTAACGGTTTGCGTTGATCGGTAACCGAGTTTCCCCGTTATTACAACAATGCCATGCCGTTTAATTAATTTTTTTAGCTTGTTTAGCATTTATTTACCTTGATAATTTAGAAAATTTGAGTCAATATTAAATCAATATTGAGCAAAAAGTAAACGGATTTTTTATGGCGATTAACGAAAATTATTTATCCTTTATAGAAATATGTAAAAGGGACGGGGTTTATATTGATAAAAAAATCAATTTTAAACTCAAAATTTCTAAGGGACGAATTTTTTCGTTAGGTCGCAACGGGGCATGGGAACTGCATTTCAACCCGGTTTCCATGCCTAATAAGCGCCGATTTTTAAGGTTCCGATGAAAGATTTTTTTATTAGTTTTTACTGGGCCGTTGTTTTTGCTTATCTCGGTTATTTGTTGTCGATTTTAATAATTAGTTTAACAAGATAATCCAGCCGTTCTTAAACTTGTTCCACTTTGATTCACTATCGGGATATAGGGTTATTTTGACCGCTCCGTTTATTTCAGAAACGGGTATAAAATACCAATCAAAACTCTCCGCTATAAATATTGCAAAAATATCAATCTCGTTTTGTTCATAGGGTATTTTTGAATTTCCCCCTCGCCCAACCGAAACCCCGTAATTTGGGCCTTCTGAAAAACACGACTTAACTTGAACCTTTAAAACCCGATTCCCGTTATCAACTATAAAGTCGTAAATGGTTGATTGAATTTGAGGCCTTGAGACAACCCCGCCCTTTTTTGTTGTTTCTAACAAAAACTGTAATTCCGCAATGTTCCCATTGTAAACGGACATATAATAATTGTTTCTCATGTTACTATTAAAAGCAAATGGAACTAAACGTTTTAGGAATCCCCGTCAAGATAGTAAAAATTGCCGATCTAAAAGACGAGTTTGGTAAACCAATAGACGCCGATTATAGCGCCGTAAAAGCAACCATAAAGATTGATTCAAAACTTCGCGGAAAAGGGCGTATTCATGCCTTAATCCATGAATTAGGCCATGCGGTAATTGATATATTAGGGGCGCATAACTGCGAACTATCCCATGATTTAGAGGAATTAATTGTTGATAATATCGGTAGGGTTGTTGCGGAAAATTTTGAATTAAGAGGCCGGAAATAATTCCGGCCCTTAACAGAGAGTAGATAGACCTATTTGGATGAAGAACAGTCTAGTTTTAATGGTAAATTAGTTTTAGAAAATCGTCACTAGAAATTGCAATAAATTTGTTGCATTTTTTTATAGGATAATCAATCGACTCGGAAACTCTCCCAACCCCAATAATATATTCATGGCATCGACAAGTTTCGTTATATATTCCGCACCGGGTAATTTTCTTTTTAAAATTGGAACAAGAATTAATCCAAATCATCAAAAGAATCATCAAACTCTTTTTTATTTTTGGCATTTTTCAACCTTTTAGTTTTCCATTTAGAAATTAACGGTTTTATTAATTCAACAATTAAAATATCAACCGCCGCTTTAATTAAATGGATTAATAAGGTTTTCATTTTTCTTTTTTAGACTTCCAATAGTCTAGCGCCTCATCGGGTAGTTCGGATAAATCTAACCAAACATTTACCGAAACCGCGCCAATTGGTTCGCCGTCCTGGTTCGGGTCGAATGATTTTTCAAATTCAAGTAAAACTTTTCCGTTTTCAAATTTAACTACTTTTCCCATTTATTTAACCTTTTTTATATTTATAAGATAATCAATTATCTTACCTTGCCCTTTTTTTAAATCATACAATTTTTTTTCAATTGATAAAACGCTATATTTTAAATCGTTAAATTCTGCCCTAGTTGGGGGCGTAGAAAAAAAGATATTAAAAACGGCCGTGGCGGTTAGTAATCCAACGCCGCCGATAACCGATAATATAATATCTTTTGTTTTTATCATGTTGGTATTAAATACTCTTGTATTGTATATCTAGCGTCACCGCTAACCCTCAAATTTGTACCCGTAGGAACCCAAAACTCCGCGGTTTTCGAACTCATTCCCTCATAATAACCGCCGCATGCAATTGTTCCGGCTTGCCCTGAATTAAAGTTTGCGCTAACTGTTTCCCCTGGATTAACTACAATATCTTGAATCCTGGTAACCGCAAGCGTATATCTGGTTTGGGATTGATCCACTTCAATCCCCGAAACTCTTACAGTGAAATCACCGGAGCCTGAATAAAACCACATTATCAAAACGTTTTGCGTATTATTTGTAAATACGGTCGTATCCGATGGTTGCAACGCCGCCGAAGTTGAAAACGAAGGCGAATTTTTTAGCGCGACATTATCGTTAATAAAAAACTCTCCGCCCCCTACGTCCGCAACGACATAGGCAAATCTACCAGCGGGAACCGCCTCGTTTGATGTATTTGTCTTAGCTGTTACCGTCGCCGGGTTATAATCAAAAGGTTTAAAAAGGGCCATTAGTTAACCTCTCCAATTAAAAAAACAGTAAATCCGTTAATGGGCGTGGGGATTGAACTAATATCTAATCTCAAATAATCGCCAACGGAAACCGCTTGTTGTGAACCGTTGAAAACGGCGTTTGTTGATTCGCTATAATCGGAAGCGGTTCCAAAATCTAACGAAGGTTTTGTTGTAAAAACCGTTGCGAAGTTTGCCGGATCAAGGTCAACGGATTTTTGAATATCCATTTCCAAAATTCCAGTTACGCCGGAAGTTGTAAAAATTCCAACCTTTGCGTCCAATAAAGTAAATTCCTCGCTGGCCCGCCAAAGATCAACGCCCGTTAATGAAGCGCTCGGATTACTCATCATAAACCGATCATTCCAAATTTTTATTTTGTTCGCTCCGGCCTCAACCGCTTGCGTTCGGGCGTCCAAATCCTCAAGGTTACCAACAATTTTTGTAAATAACTCTTTTCGGATTGCTTTTCCAACTTGATATAATGAACTAGCTATTGCCTGAAATGCCATTTTCTAACCTATTAAATTAGTTCCCCATTGGGTATCGTCGGAATTATCCGGTAATTCGGTTTCATCGTCTACAATATAACCGTTTAATATTTTCTCACCATTCGGCGCCGCTGTAAAATCAAGCGAACTATCGTCGGCAATCGCCCCAACCCGGTTAAATTGGTTAGATAAATCTGAAAAGGTTACGACGGTTTCGCTAGGGCCGCGGTTAATTGCCGAGATTATCCCTACTTTTTGCGCATCGTCGGAATTTCCGAACCTATCAAAAAGTCGCTCGAAACTAATATATATTTTATCGTTAAGATTTTTTAATGCTAAATTTAATTTTGTTTTAATTGTCACGATGTTTTGAGTTAACGAATGAACCAATCCGTAGCGCTCCGCAATGGTTTCGGCGTCGTTCTGGTTATATAAATAAACATCAACTATTTTTTCGTTTTTTGTTCCCAATAAATAATCAACAAAATTATTAATAAATTCGGCCGAATCGTTTCCTTTTTCGCCCGTGAACCTATCGGCATCAAAATGTTTATATTGAACCGTTATTTTCCGCCGAACGTCGGAATGGGTTGCGACGTTGAAATTGTCTTTTGATCCGCCAATTATATCGTCGTCTTTTATTATTGTTCCGTCCGTTGGTCTATCGGGGGTTAAAACGTCGTATGATATTTGAAAATCGGTTTTTGCTACAAGTGAACCGAAAACCGATTGATTAATTAATGTTACCGTTTCACGGATTGTTTTGGGTTCCCCCTCGGGTTCCAACGGAATCGCAAAGCTTACGATATAATCCGCCTCGACTTTTGAGTTTGCGAAACTATCCAAATCTAAATTCGTTAGTCCCGCATCGTTTTCAATTAAATCTTTTACCGCATCCGACGCGGTTTTTATCCACTCTCCGGAATCGTTTTCCTTGCCAATGCAGTTAACGGTTACAATTGACTCGTCCCCAATATAGGTAACGTTTTTTCTTTTAGAAACGGAACCCGTATTAGTTACCCCAAAATATGCAACCCGTAATTTTAAATTCGTAGCGTCAACAACTTCCAGAATCTCGTAATAAACTTGATGGGCCAAATCATCCGAAACAATCCAATCCCTCGGTTTTAAAACGGCGTCGAAATTGGTTCCCGTCCCCACAACGTCCCTTGATCCGTTGGTAAAATCCAATGTACCCTCAAGTTTTTGGGGGTTAGTCGCGTTAAATTCTGCTAAATCGTTAAAATTTATTTTGCATTCGGTTGTGTTCGAAACGGTAAAATCCCGATCAATTAAAAGTTCTTTTTGATTGAAAAATATATTTCTTATTGGGTTTTTTGTTACCGTTGTTCCTGGGGCCGGAAAAGTATCAAGGTTTTGAAATAAAACAACCGTTTGCCCTGATATTCTTTTAATCCTGGCCGTTTCAATTCCTACTTTAATTGTATCGTTAACAAAAAAGTCGGTTACGTCCATTGTGAACCTGTTTAATTGAACCCCGGCTATAACCGTTGTTGTCGGTTCCCTTAATTTGTGGCCCGCTATATGGAAAACCCTGTTTTTTGTTCGAATTGGTATTTCATGTTTAATCGTTGCGGGTAAACTCGTGAAAGGAAATTCCGTTTCCTCGGAAGCGGTTAAACTAATATCAGATTCGACGGAATCAACACGGATTGTTTTGGTTTCCAAATTAGTTATAAAACTAATTTCATCACCTGGCGAAACTTCCGACAAAAAAAGCGTCCCGACTCCGGTTATCGTTGGGGAATCGGCGGCCCCTGAAATGGTTCCGGTTAAACTTATTCCCTCTAAAACTTGATCCAACGACTGCATTTTAAGGCCGTCAATCTGGCCGTAAATTCGTCTTTTATATTTAACCCCCGCAACGTCGTTTGAAACGGTTCCATCGGCGGCGCTAAAAAAATCTAATTTGACGGGTTGGCGTAACCTATAAATAAAATCCTTTAATCTGAAAGTTACCCTTGAACTTGTATAACGTTTATTTTCCAATTCCCCTTCAAAAATTAATTTCGCCTCCGTTATTGGAGAGTCGGGGAAATAAGAATAGATTGATATTTTTTTGTTATCCCAAAACAACCTATCAAATCTCGAATCAAAATAACCTGAATTGTTTTCGAAAATTATTTGGCCCTCTGATTCCAGAGAAATACCTAATAATTCCGCGTTGTCTAATTCTTGTTTGAATTGCGACGTCGATTTAATTAATGGTTCATAATGAACAGGGTTCCCGTTTTCGCTTAAATCAAAAGATGCGTTAACTCCAAAATCGGAAAAAAATAAACGGTATTCGGCAACAACAAAATTTGACTGAGGGTTTGTATCATCGGCCATGCGAACAAATAGCGTTTTAGTTTCATATTCAAAAAACCACGCCCCCGCCGATAATGAGGAATTTGATTCCTCGGTTAAATCAACCCCGGCAACCGAAACCCCAACAACATAATCGTTTACGATTCTTTTATAAACCGCGCCCGAATCAAGTTCCCATAAAACTAAACGTTTTGTTGGTTGAACGTGGGCCAAAACCGCCTTTTTAGAGGCGGGCTTTTGGGCCAGTGAAATGTAATCGTTGTTTATTGCCATGTTTTATTATTGATTGCTCAACCATGTATCAAAATCGTCAACGCTACTGGGTAACGGCGATTCTCCCGTAATGTCCCTTAAATATGTTCGGTAATTTTGATAGTTGGTTTTTTCTTGCGCTGTTAATGGGGCGTCAATTAAAACGGTAAAATCAGTTTCTTTTAATATTTTATTTCGTTCAAGCCTTAGTTCCAATAACGATTGATCCGATTCAAAAACTGTTTTTGCAGAATCTAACGTATCTAACAAATCATTTAACTCGGTATCTTTTGAAACATCGGCCACCATTCCCCTCATATATGCTTCGGGGTTGGGTTGGCCTGTTATATGGTCGTGAAAATATCCGTGAATATTAACGTTGGTGTGAACGTCGATTCTTGCTTGTAAAGCATCCTGTCTAGCTTGTTCGCTCATTATTTTTTCCTTATTTCAATGGTTGCAAAAACTTCATCCTCGCCAAGAACCTTTCGGAATCCTTGCCCGGTCGATAATGGTTCCCCGTCGCCAGAATATTGCCTTAACTCGTAAGTTTTTGGGGCACCTGAAACTGTTAATCTACCAGCAACAAGCCCGGTTGACGCACAATCTTGATTAGAACCTCCCGCATAACTTGGGACACCAAACAACTCATTAGTTGAGTCTGATACATTAAAGAACCTTAGATCGTATGTTCCTGCACTGTGAGCGCTTGCAAAAGCAGATAGTTCATAGTCACCATCGTTGGCGAATGTTACTTGGTTAGAAGACAGGGTTATTCCCATCGAAACATTATCACCCTCCAATGTATTCAGTCTTCTTGTACTTATTCCACTAGAAATCGCACCGGCGGTCGTACCGTTAGGTTGAATATCCTTAACGTATGTTACCTCTTCAGAGGAGCCACCACCGCCAGGGACAGTTACATCTACTTCACCTGCTGCCGTTTGAGTTGCTGTAACTCCTGCGCCTGTGAAGTTAATCTTTGTAACTGCTGTATCTACACTTACAGCCTCATCTTCGATCTCTAAAGCAGAACCACCACCACCAACAAGTGCTGGAGTAACCTCTGTAGCAACAACACTGAAACTTGTGTTCGAGTTATTATCCGAAGTAGCAGAGTCCATGTAAGCAACAATGTAATCGCCAACTGA